CCGGACTTCGCCGCCTGGGAGAGCAAGCCATCAAACACAAGAGCGTTAGCAGAGAAGTCAGTGCCAAGCTTCGCATCATTTGCTTTCTGCGTTCCGGCAGGAACAGCGGCAATCGTCACAGTGTTGGTCGTGGTGATCTGCGCAAGTGCAGCGGTTGAAGCTGACGTGCCGATGTACCAAGCGTAGGCAGCAGCACCAGGAACAGCGGTGACAGTCCCGGTGACAGTCAGGTTATGACCAGCGGATGAGGTAGTTACTGTATTGGATACAGCGGAGACTCTCGCGTTTCCACCACCAATGAGGTCAGTCGAGCCGTCAGCATTGTTCTTGGTTAGTTGACCGGGCAGTCCGGCTGCAACGGTCGAGCGGCTAAATCCAGCGAGTGAAAGAGCTACGCAATAAAGAGTGTAAGCAGTAGCATCAGTCAAAGCACCGGGGACCGAAACCGTCCCAGCGAGGGCCGCGACCGGAGTCGGAGTGGTGCCAAGGCCAAACGTGCCGAGCCCACCGAGGATGTAAGATTCCTCTTTAATCATGGTCTGCTTGAGCAGTTGTTCGCTGTTCCGCGCCCGCACGTCGTCAAAGCCCTCAGCAGCGTACTCAGCTTCAAAGGTGAAGCTGGAATCCAGGCCGATTCCGACGAAGCTTGCAGCGTAGCTGGTCACCTGAGGCTGAATCTCGGCACCACGGTTGCCTTCGCTTACGACTGCTTCAAAGTTGGACGTATCGAGAGAAGTGATTGCTTTCCAGTTTGCCTGAGTTCCGCCTGTGGTCTTAACACGGGCAATCTTGTTACGAAGAGGAGTAAGAACGGGCACCAAGAACTTTGCAGGACGTTCGAGGTTGAATTCAACCAAGCCCGTGCTCTGAGTCCATGAACTCTTCTGAACGAGTTCCATCGCTTTACGCATGTACTCGGTTTGTTCTGTGATATTAGACATATATAAAAGCCTTATTTAATGAGATTTGTATTTCGTTACTGCTAGGGGTTGAGCCGCGTTGCGTACTCGCTAATCTGGAAATGCTTATCGAGGAAAAATCGACTTTGCATTCTCAGGAGCAAGGGCCGCTTTGAACGCGCTTCGTGCGTCGTTCGGTGTCTCGGTGTTCTTAGTGGCATCCACTCCGTCTTGAGCCTTGCTCACTGCAATTGCTTGCGGTGAAACGCTTTTCGACGGCATTGGAGTACCTTTGAACACTTCAACCACGGTCTGGACCAGTTCCGTAAGACTCTTGATAGCGGTGTCCTGCTCCTCGGTCTTCGTCGCCAGTTTGCTAACAGCCTCATCAAACTTTTTGGTGAGCGCATCCAACGATTTGTTTACGTCCGTTTGTTCGATCTTTGTTTCGGACTGCTCATTCTTTTTCGTTACTGTTTCATCAGCCATTTTCTTTACCTCGTTGGTGTCGCTTTTCTTTGCATCAATCTTTGTGTCGGAGTAAGTGGAAATATCCACTTCAATAACCGGGATTACGGGAACGTCTTGAGTCAGCTCAGCGGTCTCCTCGGTAATCAGGTCTTGCAGAAGCTTTGCGCCGGAGTCCAACCAGCTACGGAGTTCCTCGGGGATCGGCGAGCCGTCGCCCTCGATCTGTGCCTCAGCCGTTAAGTTCAAACGGATTCGATTTACAGTCATGAGCACGCAACATAGGTCGCTTGCGTCCCACAGGGATTTCTTGATCCCAGCGGACTGGGCGCTGTTCCTCAGCGCTCCGATAGCGCGGTCAGCCGAGCCAGTTTTTTCGAGGGATGGATACACCGTCTGAAAAACAGATTTGAAATTGTTTACCACTGAAGATAGATACGGAGATTTTGTTCCGTGCGGGTGAATCTTGAATTGCCTCGCCTCGACAAGGGTGTCCCCCTTCATCACGTCAAAAGTCGCGGTCGGAATGCAGGGAAGATCGACCAGGCTGCCCTCTACCATCGTCCCGATGGTCCAGCGGGTCAGCTTGGGATTTGTTGCGTCTTTTTCCCGCTTGCCAACACGGGCACCCACGGAGAATCCGGTGTACGCCCCCTCTTCAACCAATTTCCACTCCGCGTCGTCAACTACCTTCGCGGCGCAGAGGACCTCTTTGTTGTCGTCGTCAAACGTGATGTCGGTAAACTTCCCTGCAACCTTGTCCGTGTGCATCACACGGAGATTGCCCTGCGACTTTCCGCCTGTGTTCTTGATCGCGGTATCCCGCCATGCCTCGATGGCCTTCTTTGAGCCGTCATAATCCAGGATTTCATTTGTGCGGTCTGGCACCTCGGCGGCCAAGACCCCGTAAACGATGCGGTTCTCGGTGTCGATCTTCCGAATCGGTAGAAATAGTTTGTCTAAAATATTTGCCATTACTCTTCCTTTGCCACTCTCAAACTCGATACGACCGCACAAACACAATTTGGGTGCGCGGGAGGACCGTCATCGCCGGATGAAAAAACGTCATCAAGATCAATCACTCCATCCGCTTCGTTCTCATCGCACTCGTCTTCGACTCCGGGATGCTCAGAGCCCAGGAGCCAGCGCTTACCCTCGACCAAGCCGGAGGTTTTCCAGGCTGTCAGGGTGCCCTCGACATGTGCTGACGCCAGCTCTGTCCGGGCAATTGTTTCCGCCCTCACATTCGAGAACTGGTAAGAACCCTCAAGCTCGTTGGACAACTGGTCTACGGTGAGCCCGTCAGTGAGCGACTTAACGACCAACTGACGAATGCCGCTCCTCGTGCTTTCGGTAATCGCCATGTCGGCTGATGGATTCGGGACAAGCTTGTCGCCATTCCATTTCATTCCGACGAGTTCAGCAGCACGATCCTCAGCGGCAGAGACTGCCGTTTCGCTGACCTGGTCAAAAAGTTCCTGGTCGGTGATCTTGAGAGCCGTTAAAGCTCGCTTTGCGGCGTCCTGCTCAGCGTCACTAAGAGGACCGGAGATGCTCTCGACCAGCTCAACCCAATCAGTCAGGTCGAGTTGTTTCAAAACAAAATCCGCTTCGTCGTTCAGACCCTTGCGGTGTTGCTCCATGATGGCTTTGTATTTCTTCACCATCCTGGGGACGTATTTGTCTTTCGTGACCTTGAATTGCTTTTTCAGAGCCATCGCAACAGCCCGTTCCGCTTTTCTCTTTTTGGGAGTGGTTGCGGAACCAGAAACAGAAACCGTTTTAGGCATTGCGTTCAAGCTCCAAGAGCTTTGCGGCAATGACCGGGTCTCTCAATTCCGGATGGAGGTCTTCGTAAATCTCGGTCAAGTGTTTTGCTATTTCGTTTCGCAACGCTTTCTTCGCGTCCGGCTTCTCAGGCGAAACGGTTGGTTCACCACTTGCCTTGTCAGGAGCCGGGTTCGGAACGTCCGCACCAGGTCCCGGAACTCCCGGCTTAGGCGGAGTTGGAATAATTCCAGCGTCTTGCTTGTCCGCCGTGCTCATGATGGCTTCCGCCAAAGGAATGGGGCCGTTGCTTGTCGAAACCGTGTAAACGTCCCCGCCCTCGATGGGGTCCAGCCCGAGCTTCTCGGCGGCTTGGTTGCGGCTCATCACGCCTTCGTCAATGTGAATCTTGAGCGTCTCCGCCTGTTCCTTTGGGTCGAGGATGCGTTCCTGCACCCAGATGAATTCCAAATCCTCGTAGCCGAAAAATTTCTCGATGACGTATGTCATCAGGTCGGAAACCCAGTTCATGAGCGGCGCAAGGCCCTCGTCCTCGGCGGATTCAGCGGCTTGTTCTGCCGTTGCACGGTTCATCTGCTTGGTCAAAGCAGTTGGGGGCAGCGAAAAGGCATACATGACTTTCCTTGCGAACCATTCGTCTGCGTCATCCTTGAGGACCGCCTCTTTGAGCATGTAGAGATTGCTGATTTTCGGGATGAATTGAAGTCTGCGCATCGCCCCCAAGTCGCCTTGGTTGATCGCGTCAAACTTCGCCTGGAACTCCTGTATCTGGTCGGCGGACCAATCGTCCTCGACCGAAGCGAGGGCCGGGGGAAGGTTCCCTTCCGTGTAATAGTTCAGCTTCGACAGCTCGCGGCGCATAATCATGTTCGCGTCGAAGATGAGCTGCTCTGTCGGGCTGTACCCGTAGAGCTTGTGGGCGCGTGGGTTGCGCGGGCGGAAAATCAATTCATCCGTGGTGAAATCCGCGTAAGGTATGCCCTTGATGATTTGCTGGTAGGCGATGGTTGGGGGCTGCGGCGTGGTGCCGTCCAGCGCAATCTTACGGGTGACCGTCGCGCCGTCGATAACCAGGAGGCGGTGCGGGCCGCCCCCGAACGTCCGGTTCATTTCAATTGCAGGCGCGTCCGTGACGAGGACCTCGTGGATCAATTTGCGGAGCCATGCGTCCCATGTCAGTTCCTTGTCGGGGTAACGGAGGAAGCTGCGGACTTCCTTCAGTCGGGGGTCGGATGCGGCCATCTCTTTGCGCTGCTTGGAAGTTTTCCCCTCAACTTCTTCCGGCTTGTAGCGGATGTCCCAGCGCTGCTTGCCCAGTTGGTCCTTGCGGGTCTCAATCGCCATCTTGACCAGCGTGCATTCAGCGCCGACGAAGCGCATGTGCTCGTAGGTGACCAGCTCGTCGGAGCGCGGGTTGATGAGGGCGTTTATGCCCGTCATGTAATCGAGCGCACGGGCAGGACTGTCTTTCGGCGCTATTACGGCCAGCGGAGCGAGAGGAGGAAACCAGTTATCGGCTGGATTATTCGATTGTGTTTGACCCGCGAGGCGAGCAACGACGCCGGGGTCGATATTGGTTTTACCAGCCATTAACGAACCTTGGTTTTATGGAGTTACATCGGATAGATACGGGGTTAGCGCGTTTCCCCGGCTAAGAGCTTGCGTTCGGCCTGAATGACCGGGACCTGCACGCCGGGAGGAACTTCTTCGCCGAGAAGCTCAGCGTATGAGGGGGCTTCGACTTCTTCCTGAGGCGGGGCCTCTTCGGGTTTGCTTTTCTTCTTGAGCATCCGGTCATAAGCTTCGAGGAATGCCGCTGGCCCACCCTTCTGGCCGATACGGTTTTCAGCTTGCGACCATGCATCGCAATCGTCGTCGTGGCGAGCGTTGGGGAACGTCACGAGGTTCTCAATGAACTCCTCGACCCATGGGGCTTTGGACGGATGCGGGAAATACCAGTTGCCAGACTCCAGGGACAGCGAAGCATTCTCAAGGCGTTCTTTTTTGTCGCCTCGCGGATTGATTGCGATGACTCCGGTCATCTGCTGCTTCAACGAGTCGATGATTGCCGGACCATTGGCTTTGTCCTCGATGCAAATTTCCCTTGCCCATGGATATTTCCCGGTCGTCATGAGAATCGCTTTGACGGTCTCGGGGAAAGACATCTGTTTGTACTTGCGGTCCACAAGAAAACGATTCGGACCTTTGGTGCCGACAACGAGCCCGGACACATAATCAGATTTGGCGTTCCCTTTGAACGAGCAGTCCCAGGATTGAAGGCCGCGGTCGAATTTTCCCGGCAGCATTGGGCTTTCTGGATTGTGGGGGTCGCCCCAATATTTAATCCAAGTGCGTTTTATAATGTTGCCCTCAGCGGGAGCCGGGCGCTGCTGGAACTGTCCGGCGAACACCTTCGGCTTTTTCTTGAGAGCGGTGACGACAATTGGAGTGTTGCGTTCGGGGTTGAGAATGTCTCCCTTAGGACGGATGAATTTGTCTTTCGAGACTGGATAAACAATTTCAGTGTCATCCTCAGCCGCAAGCGGAATTTTGACGTGTATCCAGTTCTCTTGACCGGGAGCACAATCCTTGTTCTTGAGCAGTTGGTTCCCGGTGACATCGTCCTCATGCAAACGCTGCATGACGATAATGAAAACGTCTTTCGAGTGGTCGTTGGCACGGGACCAGAAGGTCCCCTCGAACCATTTGTTGGCGGCATTGCGCTCGGCATCGGATGCGGCCTGCTCGGGGTCCAGGGGATCGTCAAGAATCAAAATATTTCCGCCCTTGCCCATCAGGTTCGAGCCCACGGAGGCGCAAATCATCTGCCCGGTCTTGTCGTTGAAGAACTCTTCCTTGGTGTTCTGGTCCTCGCGGAGGCTGAACTTCTTGCCCCATCGCTGCTGGTACCAGCTTGACAGGATGAGGGCACGTCTCTTGATGGAATGGTCAATCGCCAGTTTGAGGGCGTATGAGGCACAGATGAAGCGGTGAGTCGGATTATTTATCCAACACCAGACCGGAAAAATGATCGAAATCAAAGTGGACTTGGCCGAACGGGGAGGGACATTGACGATCAAACCCTCAGCATGGGGAAAGAGCTTGCGGAATTTGCCCGTACCAACGAGGACAAGCCACTCGCAAATGTATTTGTAATGCCATGAGGGCTGGAGAGGGGTGATGGGCTCCAAGATTTTCCATGCTTCAAGAAAAAACTGGTACAGGTCCCGGGCCAGGTCCGCGATGCGTTCCTGTTCCAGGAGATGGTCAAGCTCTAATTTCTCGTCCTCGGTCAGCTTGGACAGGTCGATCTGGGACAGGTCTAGCACTGGAATTTCATTTCCAAATGCGAGAACAGCTCGTGAAATTCCGCTTCTGTAAGCTCGGGCGCGGCAAAGAAATGGTTCAGCTCCTCGGCCAAGGCGGGGAGGCTGAAGGCCGTTGACTTGACTAGGGCGGCTAGCTGCTCGGGGGTGATCTTCTTGTCCATGGCTTCTACTTCGATACTCGGAAATCCAAAAACTTTTTCGTTGATGATCTTTAGCTAAGCGTTATAATCCGCTTGCCATGCCAAACGTTCCTTATGGGGTTGCTTGCAAAACGCCTGATTGCAAAACCGCGATTGTGCTCGGAGACATTTGGGTTGAAGATCGTCCACTACGTCAGGGTGACAGGGTGACGTTTGCGGTCCTCAATCCAACCCGCATGACATGCCAAGTGTGCAAAGTCGAGCATGAGTACACACAGGATGACCTCTGCACATTTCCCGAGCACGCTTGATTGGCGAATTTCCCAAAAAAATTGAAAATTCGGTGTGGGCCCACTGCTACCCGGCAAGCCCAAGCCTCCGGTTTTTTCGGCCGGGGGTAGGGCGCTAAGAAATCAACTTGAGCACACCGGCCACCAGCCGAGCCCATAGCCCCGCGCTCTCGTCTTTGATCGACTCGATTAACTCGCCTGACTCGCGGAGGACCTCTTTGCCGTCCGCGTTGAAGTATCTGTCCACGTACAACACCAGCGTTGTGATGAGCCCGTTGTCTCGCTCCTCGCGTGTGCGTTCGTCTACGAAGCGCAGCACGATGAATGCACCCTCGCCCCTGCACCCGTCGTAGCGAACGCCTGTGGGAGCCGCTGTGTCGCATTGCAAGCCTGCTGCGCTGATCGGTCTAACCGTTGATGAGTTCATGATCCGTGCTTTCTGACAATTGCTTTACGTCTTCAAATTCGACATCGGTAATTGGAGCCGCTTTTTGAGCTATCGCTAACAGCCGCTCACGACGCTCAGTGTCAGTGAGTTCGACATGGGTGTGCGTCACATCGCCCTTGAGGTGCAACGGCACTTTGCCTTCAATGC